CAGTTATGTCGACCGCCCGGTTTGCGGAACATCATCAGGCGCAACACTATCGCAGTACACGTCACCACGTTGGTCAGCACCAGCGGATCACTTGTTACCATTGGCTCCTCCTCTCCACCTTTGCAGGAGCGACAACGGATCCTGTTCACTGATGAATGTCAGTGTCTTGATTGCCACGGCTGAAAGAACCACAGCGCCCAGGGCGTCGAGTGGCTTTTCGGTGTACTGGGTCACGCTGGCCAGCAGGGAACCGGCCAGACCGGATCCGTATACCCCGGCAAAATAGGAAACGATGAAGTACGCGCTACGGCGGAAAATAGTCAGGTCTGCTGCGGTGGCCACGTAGAAAACGGCACCAGCGAACGCGCCGAACACGACACCGTAATCGGTGCCCGTCAGCAGTCCATAAACGCTGGCCCCCGTTAGTGCGCTACCAGCGATAACAGACCCTGAAACAGGTTCGGACATTTAGCCCCCTCATTATTGCTGTGGATCCTCTCAGATGAGGGGAAATGAACAGCCACCAGCTGGCGGCTAAAATGCACTCTGTAAAAGACGCCCGGCGGACGCCTTTAGAAGAGTGTTATTTCGTTTTCTTCAGCAGCGGCCAGAGCAGCACTACCGCGCCAGCCACCAGCACGCCGTCAGCCAGGATCGACATCAACTTGCTGGTAAAGTCGATGGCGATCACCAGAAACAGCAGCACACCAGCAGCAGCCCAGCGAAGCCGGGCCATTACAGGTGGTTTTCCAGACGCAGGCCGAGGGCGCTGGCGATCTCTTCCAGTACCTTGCGCTCTTCCGGCTCTACTTCGCCGTCAGCCTCAGCAATGGCTACCGCCACGTCGAGAACGTCTTCCGCCTCGCGGGTGTCGTGCTTAACGTCTTCAATCTCACGCAGTGCCGCGCGGCGGCCAATCTTGAAGTTGGTGTCCAGTTGACCGACGATCGTCGCACTGATGGCGTTGATTTCCGAGGTGAACGCCGCCAGCGATGGCTGGTTGCGCAGCACCTGTTCGATCTTCGCCTTCTCTGACGCTTCGCATTCGCCGTCGGCGTATGCCACCAGGTAAGCAGCGTTTACCACCGCCTGGGCCAGATCGCGCTTTTCGAACTTCTTGATGTCGCTAACTGCTTTACGTGCTTTTTTACCGAAACCGAACATAGTGACTTTCCTTTTAGGGGGTGAGCCAGCGCTCAGGATGGTCAGCCCACAGAGACGGTCACACCGACCATCACTCTGGCTCACCTCTGAAAGGCTCTGTGGTTGAAGCGCCGAGCGTGGCGCGGGAAATAAAAAAGGCCCGCCGAAGCGAGCCTGAAAATTTAGTTTTTGCGGGCACAAAAAACCCGCTCGGCGGCGGGTTTGTGGTCGATGAACACACAATGCCCATCGTTAATGTCAAATTTACACAAAAACGGCAAGATTGCAAGCATCATGCCGCTAAAGTTTGCGATTTATATCAAAGTTGGTGAACCAGTAACCCGCTTTAACTGCGTATCGCTGTAGCTTTCCTCCTGGAAGCACTTCGTAACCAGGCTTTCGTAGAACGGCTTCCAGTTATATCGCCAGGTACGTTCCGGCAAAGCTGGCAGCTGCGCCAGCACGCCTCGGTACGCCACTGATGATTTAGGTCGGCTGTACCCCCTACCCTCACAGCGCTTGCATTGCTGGTACACCGGCACGCCCTGGAAATCAGTGGCCTTCCGGTCGATTGTCTTCCCGGTACCGCCACACTGGCAGCGCTGGCTGATCTTGCCATGGCCTTTGCACCTGGTGCACAGCTGATGCTCCACATTTTTCACCTCGCGCTTAACCTCGAAATCAGACGGCGATTGCCGCATATCCTTAGCCCACTGCGGCAGGCGCATCGTGTAGTGACTCTTCACCAGCACACCGCTCTTTTCAATCAGCCCCTTTCCTGCACATTTTGGGCAGTCGTAGGAGTCAGCAGCAGACGAGGCATAGTCGTTATAGGCGAACGTCGCGATGATCCGCATGCATAACGGGAACTTCTTGCCAGCAGCTCGGCGCAGCGCCAGCGGAGCTTTCTCTTTGGCGTACTCTGTGAGCCACGCAACGGCGGCCTCTTTATCCTGCGAGCTGATCCCCGCTTTCCCCAGGAACATAGCCAGCCCGATCCCGGCCTCTGCCTGCGTCATGCCCAGGGCGGCCATAATGTCGGTAACGGTTAACTGCTCGCTGGCCGTGGCGCGCGGGCTGTCGGAAATGTGCATCCCTTTCGGGGCGAAAAACTTAACGATTCCGTCTAAATTCATGGTGGTCTCCACTCCACTAATCACGCGAGAACGCCGATCGCCAGCGCGCGGTCTAAAGTTCGCAGCAGCAGCTCCGGCTGCGTGCCATATTTTTTCTCAAACGCCTGCATGTCGGCGTGCAACTCGTCGTGATGCGCTCTGCACAGCGGTATCACAAACAGGTCGTGAGCTTTGGTACCCATCCCGCCCTGGCCGTAGCCAATCAGGTGGTGCGGATCGTCAGCCTGCTGGCCGCAGCATGCGCACGGCTGCTGCTTAGCCCATTTGGTGTACTTTTCACACTCCCAGCGCGTCCGCTTCGGGCGCAGCATGAAAGACTGTGGTGATTCAGGATCAACCTTGAGCGCCAGCACCTGGGCTGCCCTCTCCTGTACGATCTCGGTAGCAGCGGGCGTATGCGTGAGCTCGCTTTCCCGGTAAACCGACTTGATAGGCTCCGCCGGGAGCTGGAGAACGTGGCGGGCCAGATCCTCGGGAATGGTGTCGGCCAGGCCGTTACGCGCCAGCCACCAGCACAGCTCCGGGATGGTCAGCTGGTGGTCAGCACCAAAACGCAGATCAGCCATGGCAAATTTAATGATCCAGGCGGCCATATTCGCCCGGGCCATGTCGCCTAACGTTTTGTTGTGCTGGTCGTTCAGCAGGTTGTCGCAGTGCCAGCACAGACGAATAGCGCCCGGCTCGTGACGCAGCGGCGTCATATTGGCGTCGTGCCAGTCGCTGTGTGGCCACTGGCAGCCGGTACCACGCATCAGCCAGTTCTCCAGCGCCGGAACCCCGCCGACCCGGCGGATCACCCGCTCGTTTTCGAATACCGGCATCAGCAGCGGATCCTCGGCCAGCGGCTGCGCTGCGGGCGGTATCTCTCCCGTTGGCAAACTGGCCAGCCTTTCCGGCTCGTTCTCCAGCAGCACGCGGCCCTGACTGAACAACGGCAGCAGCTCGGCGCCCGGGCGGAACATCACCACGCCCAGCTCGCGAACCACCACCGGATTGAGTAGCGCCCTCATGCCGCCCGCCCCGCTGCCAGATGCGCCGCCCACAGGCCCCCGATCCACTTAACGCCTTTTGCGGTGAAGCGGGCCTGACTGAAAGCGTGGTTAGAGGCAGCAGCGGTACCGGTCTTAACCTCAAAGCGTCCCGCCTCGGTGTGCTGGTGATATGGGGTAAGCGTCCCGCCCAGCCGGTACATGATGTTGCTCTCCAGCAGGAACAGGCGGAACTCGGGCTCTTTGGCCTTCAGCAGTTTCGCGACCTGGCGGAACGACATTGAGCCGCTGGCGGTGCAATAGCGATCAACAAACTCGACCTTCGGCGCGGCGGCAGCCAGCTCATCGGTCAGGCGCTGCTTTTGTTCTGCCAGATCGGCAGCCAGACGCAACGCCTCCGGCAGTGACTGCGGCACTGACGCACTCCCTTCATCAAGCTCGCGAAGCCGCTTTATCACTCTCATTCTCAGGATCGCGCTATATCCTGTCACAAGGCACTCGGCGTGATCCCGGTCCAGCAAATATTCTGATTGCTGGCGGTTCATGCTATCCACATAGATGTGAGCAAAACTGCGCGCATCTTCATTCAACTGCTCCAGCATCGTTTCAATATCGCGCTTAACATCCGGATGGCGTTTGTCCGTCAGTTCTGCAATCTCACGGCTGGACATCGTTACTACCCTGCTCGTTAATTGGCTCATGCGTTTCTCCACTTATTCAGGCGGCTGCAACCGCCGGTTCGTATTTACTGATCGTGATCTCTACTTTTCCCTTCTTGGTCACTGGCCCCCATTCCACTACCATTCTTTTAACCTGCCAGTCGTCCTCCCATACGCCTGCATGGGTCAGCGAATCGAACAGGGCTTTGCTGTAGTTATCAATGTCACGCCTTCTGAGATCTGGCGCGTAAAGAAAAATCTCTACATTCGCAAGTGCCGCGCTTGGCCTGGGGAGGCGGCCAAGTTGCTCAATAACCCCAGCGCAGACGTCTGCTCTGTAAGCTCTTCCCCTGGCGCTGATAAGATGCCTACCCTTTAACGGCCCCTTGTTCGGGGCGCGCCAGTAGGTGTTAACGCTCGGCGGGAACGGCAGCACCAGTTTCATTCCCCCTCCTGAACCAGCTGCGGGGTCTGGTTATTGATGCTGATGCCGCGATGCGCGGCCGGGATCAGACTTATCGCCCCCTTTCGGTTTAGTGCACGCAACTGCTGAGCAGCCGCATTAGAAGACGCCACACCCATCAGGCGGGCCAGCTCCGTGATGGTCGGCGCGTAGCCGTGCTCGTTCTGGTATTTCACCAGCAGATCCAATACCTCCTGCTGGCGCTCTGTTAATTGCTTCATGCTGCATCCTCATTGATAACGCTGCACATTTCTGGCAGGTTTGCGCGCACCAGCGCTTCAGCGAACGGCGGCGGCACGGCGTTACCGCAGCGCGCTACCTGTTTGTCTTTGGCGTAGCGCGTGCCCATGTAGTCTCGGTCGATGATGTACCACTCAGGGAACCCCTGGGCACGATACAGCTCATGCGGCTGGAGCATGCGCATACCGATATCAACGATGCGGTAAATCACGCCGCTTATCGTCACCAGTCCGTCGCAGTCTTCGCCGCAATACTGCCGTAGGAACGCCAGCACCTCATCTGCGCGCTGCTGGTCGTACGCTTCGATCGCCAGAGTAGTTTGAACCTCGCCAACGTGCTGGCCGCCAGCAGTAACGGTCGGCATCGGCTGATCGGTACGCTGGCCGTCTTTGCAGGTACCGCGCAGCTTCACAAGGTGTGAGGTCACCAGCGCATGGTGATCCGTGGTGGTGACCGTGTGGGACGGTTCATCCATCGCCACGCCTGCGCCCTGATAGTTCCCGCCGAAGTGCTTAACCAGATTCGCCGACACCAGCCCAAACTT